TACTCGGGGTGATAATACAACCTTCGAGCATAAGGACCCTCGTTCACAAGTGACACAATGCCCTCGTTTACACGGCTGTCGTCTATATAGAACTTCTCGCCCTGCAAGGCACCTGTGTCTCTCGGTATGACCTGCGCTTCACGGATTCGGTCTTGAAGGACACCTGCTGATATAGCCAGTGCTCTCTTCATGTCATCTTCCATGCCTTTTACAGCCCCTTTATTCAAGTTGATGCTGAACTTTGAGCTTATCATTTGAATTGAATCTCCGTGTGATTAACTGTGCCATCGGGATTACGCCTTTTGAAGCCCTGCATGATTTCACGCTTCTCTCCAAAGATGTACGCTTCTCCCGATGTAATGTTTGAAATGTTTGGGAGTATGTCGCCATTAAAGTACGCTCTCCCCGAAATCAGAACGATGCGCTGTTCTTCAGTGAGCCTTACGCTACCGCCATCTTGATAGTTGCAGAACAGTTCAAGATTTTCGTATTCGATAGGAGCACCGTCCTCGTCTAGCCCCTCTCCCTCAATCGAAAGAGTTATCGGTGTTTTGCACACCCAGTCGGGTACAAGTTCGGGATATCTCATATTCCCCTCCAACAAAGTCCTGTCTGCTCTAGCAGTGAATACACGGTGCGCTGAATAGGTAACCCACCCTCAATAACGACATTGAACCCTGTGCCAAACTGCATAGAGACACCGTTGATTGAATAGCTGTCTAGTATGCTTGCGATTGCATCAGCGTTATTGAATAGGAAATCCGCTTGCTTGCAACATACCTCTTTGATTAATTCCTGCTGAAACTCTGTCAGATTATCGAACCCCTTAGCAACGATGCGGTTAAACGTCAGAGTGTCGATATATCGACTGGCTTCAAGCAGGTAGGTGTCTAGCTTTTCAGTCGGCACTGCATCATATCCCATATTCGTGTATTCTTCTGCGGTAACGTAAGCTGTGTACATATACTCACCTACTTCTCCGATTTCTTTTCTTTCTTCGCTTTGAGTGCTTTCAGTTCGTTGACGACTTTCATGTATTCTGCGTACGGAACGGTTTTACCCACTCCGTATTCGACTATCTCTCCTTTTTCGTCTACGATGTCATAGCCTTTATTTACAAAGGCTTCACGTTCTACCTCAGTATTTACTGGGTAGCATCTGTTTTCTTTAATGGCGAGCATTATTCCCCTCCTTATGCGTCTGCGTTAATCTTGATACCTGCTGTTCTCTGTGCAAGAACGAAGAGGTCCTGATACTTTCTGTTCTGATAGATGTAGCCCGAGCCAGTCCTTGAATCCGTGCCAGGAGCGAACAGCTTGATGTAGTCATATCTCTCTCTTGCGACAACCGCAGATGGGTGAACGAGGATAGCGTTCATCTGCTTTGACTGTCCCGAAATAGGTGCGAAACCTGTTGTCCAGTTGTACTTGGTCTTGAACCTTGCGGAAGGCACTTTGACAATCTGAACATCATCAAGGTTGTGAATGTTCCTGTAGACTGTGCCGTTGTTAGGGTTGACGTTGAGGAACCTTGTCATGCCATCAGCTTCTTTGAGCATTTTGTCAACAGCAGGTGTGACGTACAGGATTCTTCCTTCTTCCGGAACTCCTGCATCGTCCATAGCTTCCATCTGTGTGTCGAACCAACCGAGAACGTTCTGTGTGCTGAGAACTGTTGTCGTGTCTACTGTTCCACCGTGTGTTACGAAATCGGAATAGAGCTTCGAGAACCTGTACGCATCGGACTCTGGGATTGCCTGTTCTGTCTCGAATACGTTCTGAATGTTTGCTACCGAAGCAACGAGGTTTGTTTCATCAACGTCCATAGCATCAATGAAGAACTCTACGTCTCTGTCGAAAGCAAGCGTCTTGGCTTCCCATGTGTTTGTAAGGTCTCCGCTGTTGAAGCCGATTGTTCTTGTGTGGTCTTTGTAACCTGTCAGTGCGATTACAGGGAGCTTGATTGTCTTAGCGTTAAGCCACTGAACCTGTGGGTTCGACTGAAGCAGTGCAAATGACCTTGACTCTGCTTCGTACTTCTGAACGAGGAACTGGCTAAACTGCTCAGCATAGTTAATTGTGTTTCCCATGTGTTAATCCTTTCTTATTTACCGAGGAATATTTTTCTCAGCTCGTCCTGTGTGGAAGATTTCTGCTCAGATGTGTCTGCCCCTATTTTGAAGCCTACCGACCTCTCTTCACGGCTAGCTTTCAACTGAGGAATGTCTTCAAGGACTGCGCTGAGACAGCCTTTAAGTTTCTCTTGGTCTATCTGACCGTCTGTTACGACATCAGAAAGGTCTGCCATTCTCATAAGGTACGGAACTGTCTTAGCGTCTACTCCGAGTGCTGATGCCATCATCATGGCTTCGTACTGCGCCTGTGAATAAAGCGCATCGCTCTGTGCTTCGAGCAGTTGTGCATCGAGGTCTGAAATCTGCTGATTCAGTGCGTTTACATCGGGAGTCTTAGAAGCTCTGTCCTTCTTGAACGCTTCAATAGCTTCTGCCATTTCCTCCTTCGACATACCCTGCTCCTTGAAGTAGCCACCGAGCACCTTGTCTTCTGTCAGCTTGATTTTGCCATCGAGGATAGAAGACAGCTTGTCGTAGTCGATTTGTGGTGCACTGCTCTGTGTAGTGGTAGTGGTCTGTCCCTGTGGTGCATTGTTCATTTCTTCTGCCATAACATTTCTCCTTTACAGTTTTAGAGTGTCTCTCATACAGTTTTATGTGTGTCTCACGATAGGGTAATGAGGACTTGCACCTCTGTGTAGACTTGCTAATTACCCACAAAAAAGAGCCGTTTTCACAGCTCCATTTGTCTTAATGCAGTGTTTTACCTGTACCCTAAAAAAGTGGCTTAAAAAGCAAATTTCGGGCTTGTGAAGCTATTCTTTTTCGTCTTCCTTGCCCTTTTTCTTCTTGGCTCCGTCTTTCTTCTTGTAGATAGGCACACGCTTGCCGTTTTCGTTTTTCCAACCTACGATTACGCAGTTACAGTCTTTTCCCATAATGTCACCTCATAAAAAATGAGCGATTTCTCGCTCTCTGAAATAGTTTATTTCCCCCTCCAAGGGTCATATCCGTCCATCTGCATTACTTCTTCGAACGGTATGTATATCGGTTCGCCATCGACTATTCGGTAGAACCGCATACCACCGAAAGCCCCACCGCTATAGGTAGTCGCATATATGTCATAGCCGTTCCAACTGTTTGCCTGTCTGACATTCAGCTTGATGCCCAGTTTTTCACAGCCATCTAGCTTTTTTATTTTGTCTATGATTGTTGCATCAGCCATTTCATTGCCCTTTGGTCGAATTCGAGATTGTCTATCCTAAACAGTTTAGGTGACCTGTCTACCGTTTTGCCATCTTCCCATGTCTCGGTGTATGTAACATCAGTTTTCTCAAGATACTTTCTTATACCCGATTCGTTTACTACCAGTCCGTTCTGTGGGTCATATAATATCAAAGCACCGTTCTCTTTTTCAACAACGATGGTGTGCATACCGCCATCTCCCATGCGGAACTCATATTGCCACCTTGTATTGTCTCCAACGGTGTTTTTAATGTACTCGACCATTTCATCGTGGTTGGTGCATTTGCATCGCTTCGGCAGTGGATACCACTTTGTCTTCGGGTCTCTCCAAGCCATAGCGACATTACGCCCGACACGCTCCTGTTCAGCACTGTCATAAGGTCTTGCCGTTACATCATATCCCCTACGTCTTGCTTCGTATGCAGGTACGCAGGACTGGCAATTCGCCCCATACACTTTGTCTTCGCCATACTTCGGGTTGACCTTGTTCCCATCTGCCTGTTCAAAGGTCATAGGGTCGCCCTTTATAAATGTACCCTTGTTAGCTTTGCCCTGCCATTTATCGTTGAGAGCTTCGTACTGGTCTTTCTGTTCTGTGCCGAGAGTGCAGTCAGCAAGTCGCCTGTATGAGTCAGCCATTCTTTGGGCATGGCGTTCTTCCTGTTCCCGATTGTAAACGTCAACCATACGGATAATGTCACGCTTGGTAGGCTTTTTCTCGGGTGGAGATACGCCCTCGATGTACATTGAGTGAACGTCTTTGCAGTTAGGGTGATACAGCCCTTGTTCCATAGCTTCAGACAGGAGCGGTAAGCCTTTTTTCTTTGCTTCTGCCTTAGTGCCACCGCTGTAGACATCATCTATCATGACTCTGCCTACCCACTTGGCGCATAATGGGCACGCTCCGCTTCGCCTGTTGATTCTTATAGTGTGAACGCCCCACCGTTTCATCTGTTCGCCCAAGCCCATAAGGTAAGCCCTCTTTGAACCTGTGCGTATTGCCATTGAAGCATAGTCGGATATGGTGTGCCGAGAGCCGTTCTTGTAGACCACTGAATTGATTCCTCGTCTTAGGAAGTCTTTGGTAGCCATGTCTACGGCTTTCTCATAAGTGCCACCCTGTGATGCGTAAACCTGTGCGTTGTAGATTATCTTGCGGTAGTCATCGTTGGCTTTCCTCAATATGGCTTGTTCTGCCTTTTTCAAGTCTGAGGTCGTAGCTTTTATCAGTGCATCTACCTTGTCGTTGTTTACGCCCTCGGCATTTTTAACGTTGCCTTTAAGTATGTCTCTGAGGGTGTCGGCTTCGTCCATGCCTCGCTCTGACGCTTCAAGGAACAGTTCTTTTACAGCCTTGTTGATGTCTTTGAAGTCGTCCTTGAACTTAGACTTGTTTTCTTTCCTGTAGCGTTCGAGAGCTTTGAGTTGCTTTACCTGCCACATCTCCCAGTCTAAGCCCTCGGCTGTTTCTTTGGCACGATGCTTGTCAAGGTTGTCTATTATGGACTGTATCAGCTCCATTTCTATTCTCTTGAACGCCTTGTCAATATCGTACTCGGTCATTTATCATTCCTCTTCGGGCTGTTCCGCTTCTGCCAGTGCTTGGTCTAGGTTGACCGCAGGTTCTTCGACTTCGGCAAGCCCCTGTTCAGCTTTGAGACGTTCGATTTCTTCCTTCTTCCATTCTTCATCACGGTCATCACCATACAGTTCTTCCACGCACGCTTCTATCGAGAGGATTCCACCCTGTCTGCCTTTGCTGACTGTCTCAATCTGAGACTCGAATGATGGGTTGGCGTAGTCCTGCCAAGTAACGTCTACGTTGTACTCGGGTTCAGTCTGCCCGAGACTTCTGTAGTACGCTCTTATTGTCGCCTTTACCACTTCTTGGAGTTTCGGCTGTAAGGCTTCTATGATAGCGTCTCTTGTATACAGCGTGACCTTTTCTTTTTCTCTCTGAGCTTCGGCATTGTCCAGTTTTTTAACGTCCACGCCCAAAGTCGCAGGACTCATAATGCCCTGTAAGCAGAGGTCTAAGGCTGTGGAGTATGTCGCCATGTATGAGTCGTGCTTGATGTCACCGCTTTCGGTGGAAATCTTGTTACCTGCACGCTCTTTCATATCTGCGTCCGTCTGAATGTACCTGTTATCAAACGGATTAGGTTTCAGCACCTTCCCTGTCTCGGGGTCTCTCGGTATCAAAGACTCGGGGATATACTCTTTTGTCCTACCTGCTCTCAATGCGTCTATCCACTGCGAATAGGCTTCATCGAACGAATCGAAAGCATCTATCTTCTTGTCGTATATCGACTGTCCTCTGTTTTCATACTTGTAGGACGCATAGAACTTGACAGGGATTGCCATCATGTCGTCACCGTCCCACTCGACTCTCTGATACTGTTCGAACTCACCCATAGACGCTATGTCTATTTTGGTGTGCCCTTTGAACAGCTCATAGTCGATATATCCGTGACCGTAATGCTCTTTGAGTTCATACGTCTCCTTTTCAACCATGAGGAGAGACTTGAATATGACTT